TAGTTATACACTACGTACCGATCTATTTCTGTACTAGATCCAGAAGGATAGAACCACCCTACTTCGTCAAATTGTTTGTTTAAAAATCCAAAAACTTTATACGACTGACCTTCATTTAAATCACTAAATACATAGTCATGAACGCTACAAGGAATAGGTTTTATGTCTCCTGAATAGCTGTAAAAGCCTTTTCTGTCCATCCAAAACGCACCACGAGGAGTGTTTACAACCCCTTTTGGACTTATTAATCCTATGCCTTCGTTTAATAATACTGTGCCAAATGTGTACGGAGGGCCTACAAATTGTAAGTTGTACATTGAAGTGTCTGTCCATATCAACGTTTCTTGACCTGCTCTTATTGCTCCTACAATAACGGATCCAGCAGAAAGTCTAAGCGACCCCGCTGTGTTGGTTGAAAGTGGTTCCCACTCTGCTGGGTTTTCTTGGTCACTCCAAGCAATAAGCATGGGGTCTGAAGCAGAAGTTCTAACACCACTTGAGTCAATTGGGTCTGCTCCAAAACAAACAACGTGTCTGTCTACGTCACTAACCAATATTTGCAAAGCAATAGTAGGTACTAAATTAGCCCCTGTTAAAGATGTAAAAGGCACAGCTCTTGCACTAGATCCACTACTTTCGTCCCAATAATAGATTCCTCCACCACGAACGTTCATAAGCAAATCTTCACCGAAATTATCATGTGACCATATACGTAATTGATTAGAAGAACTTAAAGGAGACGAACTGCCAAACGTTCCTGCTCCCCATGTTCCTGCTCCCCAACCTGTGCTTTGAACGTACAGATCAAGACCTATATTTATTTGATACGCTCCATCTACGCCAGAACCTCCGTTACCGTCATCATCTGAATTTGCTGTAACTGTAGCTCCTGAAGTATCTTTAGCTGTAAAAGTGTACGTATTAACAGAAGGAACAGTAATTATTTGGTATTCTTGGTTTAATACGGCGGCAGTTACTAGACCACCTAAAGTGGCTGCTCCTGAAAGGGTAACGAAATCTCCTGCTACGCAACCGTGATTAGAATCTGTAGCGGTTATTGTAGAAGATCCATTGGTTGCTGCAAAAACTATTCCATTAGTTGTGGTTGCTCGGATAGGAGTAATGTCGTCAAAATTATCTCCTGACGTTACATAATATTTAAGCGTAGTACCTAGCCCTAAGTACTTAGTCCCTGAAACATCTACCCAACCGTGTAAAGCTCTTGCTGTACCTAAGTATTCTGTACTAGATGCTTTTGCCCATCCACCAATTTTTTCAGGTTTACCTTTACGAAACCTAACTAAATTACCGTTGAACCAACCGCCTTCGTTACTGTAATCAGTTCCTTCACGATTGATCCCTGGTCTGAAAGTGTATTTGGTATATGGCATAGTTCATTTTAAAACACTTGGCTACTTAATATACTGGCCATTCCAATAATTAAAGAAGCCAATGTTGTAAGAATTAAAAGTTCTAGACGTTTAATTCTATAAATAGTTTCGCGCCATCTTTCTGCACAAACTGCTTCGTGTTTGTCCAAATCTGCTGCTACTCCCATGGTTGTTTTTCTAGGCATTATTCCTTAGTTTGCTGCTATGTAATTTGTGCCAGTTGTAACTGCTGCAACGTGAGTAGTCTTTTTACTGTCTGCTGCTCCTTTTACATTTGGCATATCATTACCGTCTACAGGTTCGTAAAGCAAGATAGCTGAAAGGTGGTCAACATTACGTTGTACCATTTCATTTATCTCTGCTTGTGTCTTACTTCTTACATCGTATGTTCCAGCTTTTACTGCATCAATTAATGTTACTGAATCGGTTCCCGCTGCTAAACATTCTGTTACTGTTTGTGCCATTCTATTTCTCCTAGTTTAATTTATTTTCTAATTCTTCGACCTTTGCCGAAAGTTCTTGTACTGCTTTGATAAGTGGGTGCACAAAAAGTTCTTGCGAAATCATTTGTTTTCCTGTGTCGTCTTCGCTCCAACCTCCAAAAGTATCTACACCAGACTTTTCAAGTGCTTCTTTTACTTCTTGAGCAATCATTCCGTGCATCACTACACTTGTATCTTTTACATTTTCTTCTGCATATTCTCTAAACTCTTTAGGTAGTTCGTTATTAGGTTTCCAATTAAAAGTTACTGTTCTTAAATTATTTATAAACCCTAAACCAAGTGAATCGTTTTTAATGTTAGTTTTTAATCTTTCATCGGAACCTCTAGTCCAAGAAGCATTTGCACTAAATTGATTATAAACAACACCTTGACTGTCGTTACCAAAAGCAAATGTGTTATTTTGATTGGGAGCAGTACATTCAACACCCATAGAATAAACAAGAGAAGGATTAGAACTTGCTGTTATTGCGTTTACACCTACAGCTATATTGTTAGAAGCACCAGATGCCCAAACATGACCTGCTTGATAACCAACAGCTGTATTAGCATCACCTGTTGTTACTGCACCACCTGAATTATAACCAAGTATAGTGTTTGATTCTCCTGTTGTTATGTTATCTGCTGCACTATGACCCATTGCTGTGTTAGCAAGACCTGTGGTGTTTGCCCCTAAAGCAGAAGAACCAACTGCTGTGTTGTTATCTCCAGTTGTTTGAGCGTCTAAACATTGATTACCAATAGCTGTTGTTCCTGTGACTCCTGTAGCAACTAACATAGCGTTGTAACCAACTGCTGTGTTGTTACCTCCAGTTATAGCACCACCCATTGTATCTGTACCTATAGCAGTATTGCCATCTGTTGTTGTTGCTCCGTCTAATGCTCCATGACCTAAAGCGGTGTTTTCATCACCAGTAGTAACTGAGTCACCTGCTAATGAACCTACAAATGTGTTTGAATGTCCATCTTGTAAAGATGCTCCCGCTTCATAACCAAGTCCTGTGTTATCGTTTGCGGTTGTAGCAGAATCCATTGCAAAAGTACCAACAGCAGTATTTCTTGTTCCTGTGGTGTTAACTGCTAAAGCAGAAGTACCAATTCCTACGTTATAAGATGCTGTAGTATTGGCACCTAAAGCACTTTTTCCTAATGCTGTATTTTGTGCACCAGTTGTAGTTGCATCTAATGCCTGAGCACCAACTCCTGTGTTTTCTGCACCTGTAGTTATTGTTAACCCTGCGGAATAACCTATGATTGTGTTGCTACTTGCAGTTGTTTGTCTAGCTAAAGCACTTGCACCTACGGCAGTATTATCATCCCCATCAGTTAGTAAGGCTAAAGCACCCTGTCCTATTGCTGTGTTATCTTCACCTGCTGTATTAACATGAAATGCCTCAAATCCTACAGCCGTATTATTTCTACCTGTGGTATTAGTTTCTGCTGCACCACTACCAACTGCTGTATTCTGGTCTCCTGATGTATTTGCCTTTAATGCTTGAAAACCAACAGCCGTATGACCTACAGTTGTAGTGGTTGCTTGTAATGCTGTTCTTCCTACAGCAGTATTACCTGAAGCAGTTGTGTTATTTCTAAGGGCTGCTGCTCCTAAAGCAGTATTCGAAGCACCTGTTGTATTACCACTTAAAGCGAGATGTCCAATTGCTGTATTTTCATTTGCTGTAGTATTAGCATCTAATGCCTGAGAACCAACCGCTACGTTTTCTGTACCTGTAGTGTTTACCTTCATAGAATCGTGTCCAAGAGCAGTATTATTATCTGCTGTGGTATTAGAATCTAAAGCACCCTGTCCTACAGCAGTATTAAAATCACCTGTAGTATTAGCGTCAAGAGCACTTGCACCAATTCCTGTGTTTTCAATACCTGTAGTGTTTACAAGTAAAGCACCTTTACCGAGTCCTGTGTTTTGTGTGCCTTCAGTGTTTGCACTTAAAGATTCAAAACCAAGGGCAGTATTTCTAATTCCAGTTGTATTTGCATCTAAAGACGCTGAACCAACAGCTACGTTTGAATGTCCTGTGGTGTTTGTTTCTAAAGCTAGAAAACCTACTGCTGTGTTGTTAGATGCTGTTGTGTTCTGTTGTAACGCATCTTTACCTACTGCTGTGTTAGCTGTACCTGTAGTGTTGCTCTCTAAAGATGACCTTCCTACTGC